GTCGCGGGATTGCTCGGCAGAGAGGGAGCGGCCAAGGGCCAGGTCGTTTTGGGCCTGTGCTCGGAGTTGCCCTGACAGGCCACCGCCAACGGCCTCTTGCATGAGGGCATTTTCGGCGGCACTGGCTTGAATGTCTCGGGACCGCACATCTTGCACGCGGCGGACTCGGGCGGACGATGCAGGCCCAACAGCCGCAACGCGAGTTCCAGCGACTCGTTCGATGGGGCCAGTCGTGGCTGCTTGCACATTGGCAACGGGTCCAGCTTGAGCGGCGGAGATTTGTTGCGCCCTGATTTCCGCAGGAGAATAACCTGACGGCCCTTGCACATTCCCGACAGAACCGACGCTGGCTGAATCCATGCGAGCCAGATCGCCGATGCGTGAACCTTGGACCTGATCGGCTTGCTGCGACATGGCACTGGCTCCAAGGGCGGAGATTTGCTGGTCGAGAGCGGTCGGGCCTTGGGCGAATTGCTGCGCTGAGGTGGCTAACTCGTCGGCGCGGGTGGCCGTGGTGCCTATCCTGTCTCCGGCGGCGGTGAGTTTTCCAGTTTCGTCGGCGGCGGCGTAGAGGGCTGCGTCGGCTGTTTCCGTGTAGTCGTTGCGGAGGTTGTCTGCGATTTTGGAAATCGTGCCGAGTTGCAAGCCTTCCATCTCGGGGTAGGCTTGAATTTGAGCTTTGAGCTGGTCTCGAAATTGTTTGGATGCCGCTTTGCTGCCCTGCGCCATGAGCGCCTCGTAGTCGATAGGCTGCGCTTGGGGCGGTGGCGTGCCGGTTTTGGGCTTGCTGCCCCCTCCTCCGCCGCCCATTAGGACACCCTCCCTTCAACGAGACCAACGCGGCGGGCGAGTTTGGCCCATGGGTAGGCGTGGGGCTTGAACGAGTTGCGGCGGTGCCAGATGGCCCACTCTTGCGGGCGGGTGGCGACGCGGAGAAATTCGCGGACGGGGTTTGCGTGGCCGACCGAGGCGGCCAGCTCGACGAACCAGGCGTTTGGGGGGAGGTCGTAGGTCATGGTGTTGGTATCCGGGGAGTAGTGGACTTCGTGGGCGAGGAGGAAGACTTGCGGTGTATTGAAAACGAGGCCGTGGGCCATGTGCCAGGCGAGGAGGGATTCAAAAGGTTCGGTAGTGTGATCGTCATGCCAGTTTCGGGCGCGTTCCCAGGGGAGCATTAAAAGCCTCCAAAAATGACGACATTTAACGGATCGACATTATATTCGGTTCCATTATAATAGCTTGTTCTTACATCGACATAAGAAGATGTTTGGGCCACCGGACCAACCCCCATTCTAGGGTCTCCGGCATATAGTGCAGAGCCAACTACTATGTATTCATCTGACGCAAGGGGGCTTTCAAAAAACACGCGATAGTTTCCATCAGAAAGTCTTCCAACTTTTGAGACATTGTATTTTCGCTTGATTCTTGTTGGTTTTATAATTTGAGCTGTAGGAGACGCAGGGACGATGGCACCGGAAATTGTAAAATCAAATTGGTTAGAAGTGACGCCAGAAACAATCCATGTGCCGTTGAGATAATTATTTGGGCTTGCCAACGCATCGAAACAAACATAGTCGCCATTTAACAAACCATGGGCAGTCTTGTTCACGCGAACCACAGTGTCAGACACTTTTGAAAATGTTGTTATTGCTGCGCCCGAGCCGATAGATATTGTCGGTATATCGCCATCGACCGAGCACCAGGCTGAGGCGACTTGTTGGGCACTAGCGAGCTTTGCGGTGGTGACGGAACCATCGGCGAGCTTTGCCGTGGTCACAGAGTTGTCAGTTGGTGTGCGAGCGTCGGAAAGGCGGGGGTCGTTGCCTTGGCAGAAGGTGCCTGCTGTGGTTCCGAAGGACCCAGCTTGAAGCACTCCGCTTGTGCCAGTAATGATCGGCACCCCGCTGGCGTTTCCGATGGCCCCGAGGGTGGTGATGCTCCCGTGACTATGCGCGGCCGGAGTTCGCGCATCCGAGAGACGGGAGTCATTGCCTTGGCAGTAGGTGCCTGCGGCGGTTCCGAAGGACCCAGCTTGGAGCACCCCGCTGGTGCCGGTAATGATCGGCACCCCGCTGGTGTTTCCGATGGCCCCGAGGGTGGTGATGTTCCCGTGACTATGCGAGACCGCTGCGGCTCCTAAGTTGGTCAATGCGGCAGGGGCGTTGGTTGCTCCTGTTCCGCCATTGCCGACTGCCACCGTGCCAGAGAGACTGGTAGCCGTGCTACTATTCCCAGTGACATTCCCAGTGACATTCCCCGTAAGGTTGGCGGTGATAGTCCCAGCCGCAAAATTTCCAAAACCATCGCGTTGAACGACGGCGTTGGCTGTGTTTCCCGAAGTTCCAAAGCTGTCCCACGATGGGGCAGCGGCTCCATTGGATCGGAGCACTTGGCCGGAGGTGCCAGCGGAGAGCATGGCGGTGGTGCCTGCGGCGGATTGGTATGGAATGGTTCCCGCGCTGCCTCCGGTGAGGTTGTTGGCATTGGTGGTGGTGGCCGAAAGGGTTTGCCAATTTGGTGCAGCGGCGGTGCCGTTTGCGGTGAGCACCTGGCCTGCTGTGCCGAGGGGCAATTCGACAACTTGGCCAGTGCCATTAGAGTGAAAAACTTTCCAGTTCCCGGCGGTGTGGTCGCTGGTCGATGAGATGGCGTGGGAGCGGTCGTGGAGCTGGGCGTGCGTGTGATCCCCTGTGGCTACCGTGCCGGATGTGGTGCCGGTATTAAGCGTGGCGGAATTGCCCAGGCCGAGGTTTGTTCGGGCAGCCGGCGCGCTGGTTGCTCCCGTTCCGCCATTAGCGACTGCCACTGTGCCAGTGACATTGCTGGCGGTGCCGGTGATATTTGCGCCAATAATGTTGGCATCGAAGTTGCCTGCGGCATCTCGGCGCACGATGGTGTTGGCTTGTAAAAGCGGCGTGGCCGTGGTCGCAGAATTGGCGACTTTGCCTGCGGTGGCGATGGTGGCAAGTTTCGTGTCGGCGATGGCCGCATCACTGGCGAGGTCGCCGTTGGCTATATTGGTGACACTGGCAGAATCGACCAACTGGTGCAGGGCGGCGGGCGTGACGAGATCGCCGTTGATGAATGTTTTTCCTTTGGTGACGGTAGCCATAGTTTAGTTGAGGGTGCGGGTGAGGGTGGGATCGAAAGCGGAGCGGGTGGCTTCGGCGGTGATTTGGCGCAGGGTCGGGCGTCCGCTTGTGGTGAGAAATTCCAAATCGAGCGCAACGGCTTTGCAGCGCAGCGGCGCTTTGAGGGTATAATCTTCGTCCTCAGAGGTGGTGTTGGAGAGGGCGGCAATTTGGAAGTCGGCGTCGTAGTCGGTGGTATAGGCACGGAGTTCGCAGGCAGCACCAGGCGGCAGCACCACAGAGGCTTTGGAGCGGGTGAGCCTTTTGGAATTTAACGAGCCGAAGGAATAGGACCGCGAGGTCAGCAGGCCGGGAACAGGAGTGTATTGACCCTCTGCATTCGCATAAGGCACCTCGTCGCCGTATTCGAGTTCATCGAGGAGAAAGAGGGTGCCACTGCGAGCCGCCGTGTGCAGGCGGCGCTGGCTGTTGTAATCCGCGACGATCAGCTCATCCAGTGCCACCGAGTAGAGGTCTTTGCTCTCCCAGTGCTGGTTGAGGGCGTTCCAAATAAAAATGGCGTTGTTGTTGATCGCCGAGTCGCCGATGGGAACGGCCAGGTAGTAGCGGTTTGCCCACCATTTTGCCGCCGCCTTGTGCGCTTGCGCTTTGTTGATTTCCTCAAGCTGGTCGGAGATCGTGTCGGAGAGGGGCTGGGTGTTGGCGCGGAGCTTGAGATCGAGTTGGGTATCGAGGCGGTAAACTCCCGAGTCGCTCAGGAAAAAAACGAATTGACCGGCGGTAACAATCGTTTTGCGGGCGACGCAGCCGATTTCGTCTGTCAAAAGTGTCACGCGAGACACGGCGGAATCGACGACAAACTCGTTTTCAGCGGCGTTGAACGAGTCCGTGAGATTGGCCAGCCAGATTGAGTTCCGCATGAAAACGAGGGCCTGTCCCTCGACCCATGGGTGGATCGCCACCAGGTAGTCGTTGCTGCCTTGGTTGGCGCGGAAGGATTGGAAAAAAGGATCGTAGAGGTCGGGATCGAGAACATCCGAGATCGCTACGGTGTCGCGCCCATCGGGAATCCACAGCCGGTTGTTGATGTAGGCGGCCCATCCGACAGAACGCATCCGCTTGAAACTCGCCTGTTCTTCGGGAATCCCGGCTTCCGCTTTTTGAAAATGAGTCGTCGAGCCATCCCACCACAGCGGCGGCTTCACCCGGCGGATGGCGGCATAAGCACTCGCCGGAGTGCCCAGTGGAACGGAGATTGAAAAAGAATTGTTCGTAACCGGGTTGGCAACATCAAACTCATGGCCCGAAAATGCCGCGTTATCTCCCTCCTCGATGCGAACCCGCATACCGGCGGAGTAGCCGTGAGCCGTGCAATGGACAGTGGCGAGGGTGCCGGAAACGCCGATGCCGCTGGAGGTGGTGGATTTCCACCCCCACCCCGGCAACGAGGTGTCTGCTTCACGAAGTAGGTAAAATCGATTGAACGCCTGGATGCAGGTCGCCTGATCCGTCTGCTCCAGGATTTCTTCCGACGACGAGGCTGGATTGGTGAAACTGATTTCCTCAATCGAGGAAACATCTTGCCGGTAAAGGAACGCCGAGGTCGGCCCGCAAAGGACAATGTATTCGTTCGAGTCGAAATAATTCGGAGACGAGAAAACTCCCGACGCCAGGATGCCGCCAGAATACGAAGTGCGAATGATCGCATTGTTATCGAGAACGAAAGGGAGAGTGAGCGGTTGCGCTCCCGAGGAAATTTCATCTCCGAGCCGCTTCGCCCCTTTGCGGGTTTGGGCGACGCCGCGATCCAAGCGCATGTTTTCGCAGTATTGGACCATGCCCGGCTGGAGTTGCAGCGGGTTCAAGCGGGAGGCCATGCCGAGGAATCCGGCATCGCCTTCGACTATGGTTTGGTCGTCGGGCATCTACCTTCTATTCTGCGGAGGCTTGTCAAGTAGCCCTCGGATGGAGGCTACGCTTAGGCGCATGCGGTTGTTTGTGCTGAACAGATCTTTGATGGCGCTGGCTGTTTTGTGCGGGTGGGCGAGGATTTTGTCTCGAACCTTGGGCAGGAGATCGGCGGGGATGCCGGGGATGGAGTCTGGGGTTTTGTCAGAAATATGTGGGCTTTTTTCCGAGATAACTTTGCCGGTCTTCTGCCGGTAGCCGGTTTGGTAGAGGAGCTGGCGACTGCCGGGTTGCCAGTGCGGAAAGTTCTGTTTCTCAACGAGGCCGTCGCGGATGGCGCTGGCGAGGATTTTGGGGACTTCGCTTGGCTCGCAATCGAGGTCGCCGGCGATTTCGTCGGTGGTGCTCCAACCGGGCGGAAGCGAGTTGGATTTTTTGGCAAGGTGTTTCCAAGTGCTCATAGGTAGATGGGGGAGGTCATGGTCCTGCCGCGTTTCTTATCGAGCAGGAAATAGGTCTGCGTCGGCGGCTCGAAGCTGGCTTTGATGGAGAGGGCGTAAGCGTTGTAGCCGATGAGGCTGCCGTTGCAGAGCCAGTGGCGGTTCTGCTGGTATTGGTGCCAGTGGCCGAAGAGGTCGAGGTCGGCGCGGTTGGGGGATTTGTTCCAACTGGCGATGGCTTTTTCGGTGGGGATGGTGAGGCCGCCGATGCCTCCTTGGAATTTGAGGCCGTCGCCGTGGTGGAAGCGGAGGCGGCGGTCGAAGACGGTCATGAAATTGAAATACGAATCGGCGATCTGGAATTCGATCTGCTGGTCGCCGTGAAAGCGGCCTTCGAGGATTTTGTAGAGGAGCCATTCGTAAGAGTGCGCGGCACCTGTGGCGTGGCGAGGCTTCACGGTGGTGCGGCCGTGGTTGCCGTAGTTTGTCGGAATGATGATGCGCTTGAAGTGCGGCTTGAGCGTGGCGAGTCCGTCTGCGAGCCTGTCTTGGAGCCAGAGGATGACTTGCGTCGGCGTCTTGCTGTTAGACTCGGCGAGCTCTTCGTGAATCATGCCGGTCATCAAGTCGCCGCCGAGCCAGAGGATAAGGTCGTCGATCTTGGCACCGTGGCGTTCGATCTCGGTAAGGCGGGCGATGGTGCTGAAAAATTTCTCGATGCGAGTCTTGGCGATGGGGAGGCGGTATTCGTTGAGGCCGTTGACGCTGGCGGATTCCACCGTTTCCTCCACATGCCAATCGCTGGCCAGCGCGATGGCGACGGCCTCGGCTTTGTCGTTCATCGAGACCGAGAGCGGCTGCGGGCGGATGCGTGTCTTGCCGAGGCTCAAGGCGATGCCGAGTTGTTTCTCGAGACTTTCGGTAGCGACTTGGTATTGGGCGAGCTTGGCTTTGAGCGCGTCCACTTCGGTCTTGTGAGATTTGTCCGCTTGCTCGCGGGCTATGGAACTCCATGATGTTTTCATACTTCTTCTTCCTCCTCTTCTTCGTCTTCGTAGGGGAACAATATGTCGCTGGTCCTGTCGGCCAGTGCTTCGACGGCGTATTGGTTCCCGAATTTTAAATCCATGTGGTAGGTCGTGCCGCCCTCTTCCCAAGAGACCACTGCGAGGCCGACATCAAATTGCTCGACGAGTTCCTTGCGAATGCGCTCCAGCACGGCTTTGCGGGTGGCGGGCTTGCGTTTGGCGCTCATGCTTCCTCCTCGACGAGCAGGTAAGGGATTGTCTTCTGCCCGGCGCGGTCCATTTCGGAATAGACCAGGGAAATGAAAGACTCCCACTGGCTGGGGTAGATGGTCTGGCAGCCTTCGCTGCTAGTTGTGCGATAGCCGCCTTTGTGGATGTTGATGGCGATGCCCATGGAGTCGCCTTGGCCGTCACGGGTCACGGGGAGTTCTTCGGCGGGGTTCGCGGGGCGCAAGGCAGGGTAGCCGCCGCCAGGCTTACTGAGGCCGTGTTTGCCTTTGCGGTAGCGATGCACGCCAGGCTTTAGAACAGCGATGCCTTGGCGCTTCACGCTCGGATCGGTGTTGGCGTTGAAGGTGGCGTAGGCGTTGGGGCTGATGAGAAAAATCGCGTCGTCGTAGATGCCTCGGTCGTTTTCGCCTGGCACTCCCATGCTGTCGCGGTAGTAACCGCGAATACCCACAAGCGCCACGGCATCATCGACGCGGGCCTTGGTGAGCAGGGCTTGCGTCTTGGACTTGGCTTGTTGTGGACGGCTCGGGGGGAGCATCGGGAGGATTAAAATTTATGGGTCATTTGCTCGATGTAGGCTTTGGCAGCTCAGGCAGAGTGTAGCTGAATTGCCCGTAGTCCGTCTGGAGCGAGATGCCCAGCGTGCTGCATCCACCGAGGAGCAGGAGGGCTCCTACGGCAAAGGCAGCAGCGAGCAGGCCGGTGACAATCTGGGCGGGGTGGATCATTTCTTCTCCCGGCGGACGATTTCGTAAAGGCCGACGAGGGAGATCAGGATCGTGCTGGCATGGCCAAACAAGGCGGGGTCGATGACGAGGCCGAAGGCGCTGAGGAGTGCGGCGAGGCCAGCGTAGGTGGATTTTTCTTGGAGACGGGAGAGGATGTTATTCATGGGGGTGCTTTTTGTTTCTGAGAATGGCGTAGAGCGATGCAAGGCCAACGAGGCAGCCGATGACGAGCGAGGCCACACGCAGCCACGCTTCCAGCTCCGGCAGCATGGAGAGCGTGAGGCCGCTCGCCGTAGCAAGCAGGCCGGTGAAGGAGGCGGTGGCTTGGTGCGTGTCCATGTTAGCTGAGGGCGGCGGCGAGCTGGGCTCCGGTGGTCGAGACCGTCGAGACTTGGGCAAGGCGGTCTGTGTTGAGCAGGTCGGTCTTTGCTTTGATGGCCGAGATATCCGAGTTGGCTGGGGCCGTATAGCCCGAGGAGGCGAGGCGGGTGCTGATGGCTTGGTCCACTCGCCCAAGCTCAACCGAAAGCTCGGTGCGAACTGCGCTGGCCACGGTGGCAGCGCTAGGGACTGTAACCCCGGCGATGGCGGCTTCGAGGAGGCTTTGATCTGCCGGATCGCTCGGTAGGTTGTCTGTCTTGGCTTTAATCGCGGCGACATCAGAATTTGCTGGTGCGGTGTATGCTGATCCTGCAAGGCGCGTGCTAGTCGCGGCGTCGAGGTTTTCGACTCCTGCGCGGCCTAGAACCCAGAGGGAGGGAATGTGCTGGGCGTCCACGGTGGAGTCGGTGGTCTTGAAGATGGCGGCGTATTCGCCCTCCGAGGAATTGTCGGTTGAGAGCGTGTAGGCATACAACCCGCCGCCGAGGGCGGTGGCGCTGCCTGCGGTCACAATCTGCGTGCCGCTTGGATTGTAGATGTCAACGGTGACGGTCAGGCCGGTTTTGCCTTGTTTTGACGCCGAAAAAAAGGCGAGGAATTTAACGGAGTTGGAGACTTGTTCGAGCATGGTTGGTGTTAAGTTTAGATTTCTTCTTCGGGTTGAGGCAGGAGCGGGAGGACTTGGGACATGGGGAGGACTTCGACGAGCGGGAAAAGCTCGGCGGGGAGATGCGCAAATCCGCCGGAGTAGAGGCCGCCGGGGCCGACTTCGGTGAGCAAATCCGCGCAGAGCATTTTGCGGCCATCGATAAGATCGACGGGCGAGGCGACATGGCGCGGGTTGCCATGCTCCGCTTGGACGGCGGCGAGTTGCGCGGCGAGTTCGGGCGAGAAGACCAAGGCGAGGTCTTTCGTGGCTTCGTAGCTAATTGGTTGCTGGATGAGGTCGGCGAGTGTCATATTGCGGCGGCAATGTCGGTCATGAGGGTGGTCACGCGGGTGTCGAGCGCGACGAGGTCTAAGTGCTCACCAATCGAGTAGAATGAGAGACGACCGTTTGTATGCGTCGCACCACTCGCGCTGATCCTATACGCAAAAACTGCGAAATTACGACTTGTTGGAGTGGCGGAAACCACCGAGTAATTTGTGTTTGTGGAATTTGCACGGGTCGTTATTTGCGACGAGTTATTCCGAGACGCGCCGAAAAAGCCAAGCGCGTTACCCCCTGCGGTATTGGTCGAAGCTGATTGGTTTAATCTAACCGTTTTGCCAGCGGGATTATGAGCAAGATGCGACGAGCCAGTAGTAGCTGACACGCCAATAACTCCAAAAGAATTTGCGGTGCTTGTTGGATTTAATGTAACCCAAGCGACTAAATGCTTGGAGTCCTGAGGGTCGGCATTATTGTTTCGTGCAGAGTCCAACCATTTTGTTGAGCCATCACCTTTTAATCCTGTCTGTCGAGAGTAGTCGCCAGAAACGAAATTGTAATTAATAGGGGCAACTCCAGCGAGCGGCACAAGTGCGCCGGAGAGCGTTCGCGCACCAGCAAGGATGCAGGAGGCTTTGATGGCGCTAAAAATCCCGTCTTGTTTTAACCCCTTAAAAAATTTGTCGTAGGCATACTTGACGCCAGCTTCCAACTCTTGGCCGTCTGCGGTCTCGACGGCGGCGATATACGCCAACGCATCAGGGTCAGGCGGCAAAATCGTCGGAACGCGGAGGGGGGAGAGTTGGCCGTAGAGGGGACTAAGCATAATTTAAATTGCCCTTGTTTGACCACGCGCCGGTGGCCGATTGCTCCGAGAGCACATCGCCTGCGGCGTCGGTGGTGATTCGGTAGATGGTCCAGGCGGTGGAGTCCTCGGCGGGGCCGGAGGCGGGGAAGTCTGCCCAGGCGAGGCGGCCGAGGTAGAGGTGGTTGCCGTCTGCCGCGTGCAGGAGCTGGTAGTCGCTTGGGTCGCGGGGGCGGGCTATGCGGAAAACTTCGTTGGTGTGGTCCTTGGAATACAAGCGCCGGTCGGCGAGGTTGAGGGCGAGGGAGCCTTGGGCCACTTGCGCGGCGGTGGGGACTCGGCCGGGAACCGTGGAGCGGAGGAGCTGGATGACCGTGGCCATTTGGGAAGTTTTAAGTTTTAAGGAATAAGTTTTAAGCAGGGGCCCCGTGGAGCGATGGCGCGGGATGAACCGCGCCACCGCTGTGGGGAGGGAGGAGAACTTTAGAAAGTTCCTCCATCGACGGTGATGTCGTCGATGGTGACACCGCTGATGCTGCCGCCGGTAATGGCGACATTGTTCGCGGCTTGGACGGCGATGCTGCCGAGGCCGAGCGTGGTGCGGGCATCGGAGGCGGAGGCGTCGTCGATGAGGCTGCGGCCGTAGCTGGAGAGGTCAGCAGTGCTGAACTGATCCGCGCCGGTGGCGTAGATAACCTTGTCGGCGGCTACGGTGACTCCTGCGAGGGCGGCGAGTGTGCCGTCGTAAGCCTGGACATTGGTGCCAA